CTGCTACCTTTAATTATAGATGACTGATTGTACTCTTGGCTTTCAATATTTCCTTTTGAAGTAGCCATGCTCCCTCACTTGACGCTGATGGTGGATTATAAAATTTTCTATTTCCACAGGTTAAACAAAAAACTTCTAAATGTTCTGGTCGACTATATTGCCTATCAAGAAACATCCTAGACTTACATCTTGAGCATTTAAGCATTAATTGGGAACGCCCACTATAATTAGATTTACCCACAAAGATAAATCTCCAGCGCTTCCAAATCTTACAACTCCCTCAACACGAGAAGTAGTTACATTTTTTAAAATTACTGAAACATTTTTACCTGCTGGAGTATTACCCACGTTTACTGGAGTTGCTGTGACAATAGGGGCATACTTAAAATTATTAGTAAAATTATATGAAAAATCTTTTTCTTGTGCAACAGTTACGGTAGCATTATTATATACCTCTACACGACCTGCAACTAAGCCTATCTCAGATGTTTTTAGGTTAATCTTATCTTGGCTGGTTGTATCAATAGAAGCATAGTTAGAAGTGCTTACAGATACCTGATTGTACAGAGTATTAACTGCATCGGCTAATGAATTTATATAGGTCAAATCTAAAGGTTGACCTCTTTCTGGTAGTGGTATTTTTGCCATTTTTCTCCTTATACTATTATAGCATTACAGGTTTTCTGAAGTGCTAATTAAATATGTTGCTGAATCAAATGGACCCTTTATAATAGTTACCTTTTGAATTCTAAATTTAATCTCATCTGGTGCGCCATGTCCGTGTGGATAGGACAGAGAATGACTAGTTCCAGTTGATTTACCGACCCAAATCCAACTACTTAGTGCAGACCCAGTTTTCCACTGTACATACACGTCAAATTCTGATATTGCTGCTTGTTGCAATTGTAAAGTTTGCTCTTCTGGTGACGGGTCAGCAATTAATAATGAGGGCATAGTCCAAGAAATAGACGCCGTATGTGCTTGATGATTTATATTAATGCTGTACGGAATGTTTGTAGCAACAATATTGTTTGGGTCAAATCCAGTCTCATCGCCTGTATTGTTTACGGTAAGTGTAGTAATTGGAGACCAGTGAGAAAACCTATTTTGATCTTCTGAGATAACCCTATATCTTATATTATAGTCTAGGGTTGTGTTATTTCCAACAGGGCTTGGCAAGTCTGATTTTTTTATTATAACCTTCTTTATACCAATATCTGCCATTATCCAACACCTATATTAAATTTAAATTCAACATAATTACTAGTGTTGGTTGACTTAATAATAGTTTTTGCTGTATCGTTTTGAATTACTGAATACCCCACTAATCCGTAGAGTGGGTTTGGAGTATTCAAATTTTCAAATCTTAAAGCATCTAACACTACATAAAAATTACTTGACACTGAGCCTGAGTCAACTACTGATGCATAAACGTTAACAGTATCTACCGATGTCCAAGAAAAGGTTAACGACCTGTATAACTGTTGAAGTTGTTTTGTTACAACGCAGTATCTATTATTTGCAAAATCATGTTGGCCACTGGCTGTTCCATTGTCTATTAAAGTTTCAAACCTAGCAAATTTTCCACTGTCTGTGCTGTTTGTAAATTCTACAATAATCTTAACTGTATCTGGTACTGATAAAGAATCTCCATCTTTATTTATTACAGAAAATGCAAGACGTAACTCATCTGATGGAGAGTTTTTTTCAAAATTTACAGACATCCCACTTGTCTTTATATATTCTGGATTAGATCCAACTACAAGGTGTCCAGAGGATGTAGTCATTGTAGAAGAGTCTCCACGGAGAATAATAATATTATTAAAATACCTACATCTTTCATATCTATCTACTCTATTAGTATTATAAAAAATTCTATTGTCTGCATTAGTTTCAAAAACCTTGGATGTAGTATCTATAACATTATTAGAAAGTGCAGAATCTAGGGGGACTGTAATTCTTTCAATATCGCTTGCTGCTGAAGGGGTAATATGTTGCCAATTTTCACCTTGAGAAAAAACAAGAACAGGTCGACTGTCATTTGCAGAAGCGCTTGGATTTGCACCAGCAGAATATATTCCTACCTCAGATATTTCATATCTTTCCTCTGTTGGCAACTCTGCAGTTAATACTAATTTAGACTGACCATTTTCTACAACGTATCCCCTCGAACTAATTGGAATACGAAACATTTCAAAATCAAGATTTTGCTTTTCAGAAAAATCTTCTGGAGTATCCGTAGTGTCTAGGGGTTTAGAGCCACAGCCCAAGGCCATATACGAAGCATATGCTGGTGTTTGACCCAATAAATATTTTGCAATAATATACTTACCAGTATTAGTTATCATGATTCTATCACCCCAAGAGTTATACTATATATTGTACCACCTATGCTTATTTGAACTTCTAGTCTTTCGTCTATTTCCATATTTACTAGGTCTATCACTACATCTTGAGTAGTGGAGTCAACGTAAATGTTTGATCCAGATGGGCCAGAGCCGTTGACTGGAATTTTAGAGTCAAGTTTAATGCTAAAGTTAGAAAAATATTTGTCAGATGTGTTCTGTAAGCCAAGTATATTTTTAGAAGAATACTCCTGATTTAAAAACGTTAAATTTTTAATTAATTGATTAGATACGCTATCTCCACTCACCGTATCATGTCTAATTAGTGATAACAACTCTTGCCCACCAATATCTTCAAAAATAAGATCAGTTAATATCTCTACAGGCATTATTGTTGGGTCCCATAGTATATTCTCTGGTGTTGCAGTTTTTATTTTAACTGTGGTTGGGGGTGGCGGTGGTGGTGGCAATTGCGGTATTGGATTTACAAATGCAGAGTACCCACCAAAATTTCCATTAAAATCATTGCCATCATTGTTATTATTGTTATTTGGCTGTTCATATTTTCCTGCTGGCTCAATTGGTTGTCCAGGCAGATTTACTTTTGTTCCAGACCAAATCATATTTCCATTTTTGTATTTTGGATCTGAAGTAAATTTAGGATTTAAATCTTTTAATTCTTTTAAAGATATGCCAGCATCTTTAGCAATTTTGGAAAGGGTATCTCCTTTTTGAACTGTGTATTTTTCTATTGACTGTTTTTGTGGTGGTGGGGTTGGAGTAGCGGGAGTATAAGTTTTTGCAGCAGCATGTCTTTCCCAGTTTGCGGAGTCTAAGGCACCCATATTACACCTCCGCCAAATATACTGTCATTTCTGGGCCAGAACTCTTTCTGGAGTATTCAATACTATAAACAACAAACTGTGTATCTGGGCTAGAGACAATATCAACATCATCTTTTACATAGTCAACATTAACAAGGTCTCCAAGTTGAAGTATGGGTAATGAAAATATGTTGGCTCCTACCATTTTTTTAGGCCTCATAGATTTTTCAATAATCCATCCTAATAAACTTTCTGCATCTGCTGAGGTTTGTATGTATGGAGTTTCTAAAGAAAAACTATTTATGCCATGGTTTAGCCTGCTTTGTTTAATATAATTATAATCTTTTATGGCAAATAAAGATGATCTAGCCGTAGTATTGTCTAAATTATTTTCTTCTATAAAATTAGACTTTTTATTAAAATAATCATCAACTGAAAATGTATATGTAGTGTCTTGAGTAAAAGTTATTCCCTGAATTCTTAAATAATTTCCACTAGTTTCATCTAAGTTTAGAGCAGAGTCAGTTGCATTAAATACTAAAAATTCTGCACCATAGGAGTCTGCCTGAAATCCAGAAACAACATACCCTTTAATTGTGCTTGGAGTTGGAGAGATTTGTGCATATAGTGCTGGGAAGGCCTTGTCATATTTAATATCAAAATAAGAAACCTCTCTAAAGATAGAGCCAAATTCATCATAGTATAGATTATATTGTGGTGGCTGAACCCCAGAAACTCCTTGTAAATATGTAGACTGAATAACACCGCTAAGTGCATATTTTTTAAAAGAATCATTAGCGTTAATTTTTGTATCTCCGAATATAGCAGATATTGGCCCCGCTACATCAAAGACTGTATTTTGTGAATAGTTTTTACCTAAAGCATAAATATTTTCAAACATACATTTTGATGATCCTCGTACAAATAAACACATATTATTGTAGGCTGTTAGTGGCTCTGTATCATCGACAATACCAACCATTTTATTATTTACATATAAGTAAAATTTTCTTGTAGTTCCAATATCTACATACTCTACAGATAGATCGTATACTGTAGGATTCTCCTCTCCAGCCAATCTATATTGACCAGTAAATCTTCCATCATCTACCAAGATGCTAGACAAACCAGACCACATCCTAATTGGAACCGCATTTCCAGAACTATCCTTTTTAATTTTATAAAATACAATATTGTATAAATTGATGTCTGTGGAGCCATCAGGACGAATCTTCATATATGACTCTATATTTTTTTCTGTAAGAGCAACAATTTCAAAATAGTATCCGTTATTGGTTTCTGGGTTTACCATAATTCCCATTCCTCCAGAACCACCGCCAATGTTTGCATTTTGATTAGGCTGTGTAACTGGCAATTGGTAATAGGTTGTGCTGCCAGATGGGGTTTGTAGTCTGTCTTGACTATTTTCAACTCTTCCAATAATTCTCATTCTTGTGCCAAAATTTTTAAATGAGTTGTTTAATGGTTTATAAACATATGATATAAAATCTAATGGTGACACCCCAGACTCAAAAGATGGACCAGACATAACAAGAGCAGAGGACTGAATAGTTCCGCTTTGAGTAGATAGCAAACTGTTTAATTCAGTTTCTGTTGAATAGTTAGTTGCCATAAAGTTTTTAATTATTCCAGTTCTGGAAGACTTCTTAGCCAAAAGATTGTTTACTCCAGCAGCCCCTTCTGTAAGATTTATAGGATACTCTATTTCAGAATTAACGTTAAACAACAAACTAGATTTCATGTTGCATCCACGAAGATTCGTATCACTGGTCCAATCAGTTGACAGTCCAGATGTATGCAAAGTTATTGGTGTCCCAAATTGCCCTCTGCCGTGCTCAAACACTGGTCCATTTTTTATTCTAGTTTCTCCATCTATGATTTCGTAATATGGGTTGCAAAGGATTCTAATTAATCCAGTTGGATATATTTTTCCATTAAAAGGCAAATTACTAAAGTAGTCCTGATATTCTTGATTACTAGAGATCCATACATTTCCAGTGCCAGAAATATTATACTCAACAGCATCATATCTGATTATTTCCCCGCTAGAATAAAAATACCCTTTATAACGACTTATCCAATATATATTTTCACCAACATCAAAGGTGTTATTTATTACTGTTCCATTCTCAACAACTGGAGGAGTGTTTGCTAGGTTAGAATTAAGTGGCAATGCAGCCAATAAAAAGTTTGATTGTTTAGACACTTTGTCATTAATTGTTTTTGTTGAGTCATCTCCAGAGGCTTCCCAAAGTAATGCTGGCTTATATATCCAGGTTTTTTCTTGATCTACTAATGCACTCTGCTTTACTGTACCGTATGATCTTTGAATGTATCGTGACGTATAGTTAATTTTCCCATCGTTATATACTTTTTTATCTTGAGACGATATAGAAATGATATTTGGAAGTTGATCTGTTATTGATTTATTTCTAATTGTACCTACAGTAGACTGGTTATTACTGCCAATTAATTTTAAGTCAGTTGCCCTCTCATTCTGTTCTGGCATAACATAATTTTTACTCATAATAACAAAATTATTGTATTCATCAAAGAACATAGCAGTCTGAGTTGAGATAGCAAGTTGATTTAAAACCTCGGCTAAACTTTGTTCTGGGGCAACAAAAAAATAAGGAATAATTGGGTCTTTTTCTGATCCTAACCTTTTAAAGGTATAATTACTAAACCCAACAGAATCTAAAATTGTTGATATTGCAAAACTTAAAGATACATCTGTTAATAAAATTCTTGGTGCTGTAATTGACTCAAAATAAAAATAAAAATCACGCAAAGTAATAGAGACGGAAGATCCATCGTTTCCTGTTTGTGGGAAATTGTCAGAGTACAATGTTTTAATTGGAACAAAATAATTAACGGATAAATCGCCGTTATAGATATTTTCATAAAAAACAAACTTAATATTTTTATTTAAATAATTTTTAATT